GTCCACTGGTTAATAGTTTTTTCATTCGGTTTCGTATTGCTAGTGTATGTACTAGTCTTGTAGTATAAATAAGTCATTTTGGTTTATTTTTTGGTTAATATTGACTTGGTATAGGGTGTTTCCCTACCTTTTTTCTTTTTTTGTGCCTTTACCGTCATTACCACGGTTGGCTTTTACAGACTTAAACTTACGATCTTTGTGATCATAGTCTTTGCCTTTTATATTTTTACCTTCTTTTATTGCTTTTCTACGTAATCTTTGGTTTTCAGCTTTTTTACGCTTACGAGCAAACGTCTTAGCGAACGCTAAATCTCTTTTCTTTTTATCTGCTCTTGCTTTTGGTGATAGTTTTTGTGGCATTACTATATTATTCTTCTACCTGATTCCAATTGTCACCATCCCATTCAAAAGTACCAAAGCTATCATCGTCTCCAAATTTCATTTTGTCTCCTACTTTACTACCTTTTACTCCTCTCATAGATTTATATGGATGTTTTTTCTCAAATATTTTACCTATTTCTTTATCACTCATTTTATACCCATGTTTACCAAATAAACTAGCATCAGTTAAAGTACCATCTAAATTAGTTCTAAGAAATCTATCAAATCCACGCACCATCTTACCACCAAGGTTTTTCCAGTTTATTTTTTTTATAGGTGCTTGTCCTTCTTTAAAAGACATACCTCTCATTTTAAATGGCCCTGGTTTTTTCATATTAAACTATTTTAGTAGTTGTTTGTGGTGTTGGAAAATTAGCTGCTTCTGCTTTTATTTTATTAGCTCTAACTCTTTTTTCAGAATTTATAGTGCCGGTTTGCAAAGCATTTAACCCTATTTGTATTGCAGCTTGAGTAGCTAATCCACCTAAGTCTACTCCCCCTTCTCCTACTTCTGCTGCTTTTTCTGCTTCTTTAATAGGTGATGTTCCTGGGTACGTATATCCTTTCATTTTAAAACCTGAACTTTTTGGAAATTTTGGCATAATTTATTGCTTTGTTGCTTGTGGGTTTCCAGGTACAGTCTTTGCATCTACATCACCCACAAATGTTAATTCTTTTTTATTAAATCTAGGATCATTCATATCTAGCGAAGAAGTATTAAGCTTTACCTTCTGTGATTGCATGTCCTCTTCGTATGTATTTGCGTCAAGAGACGTATGTGTTACTTCTCCTGCTCTAAAATTTAATGGAGAACATCTTCGTCTTCTCCCGTGCATATATCTACGTGTTTTCATAACTTTATTATTACAGGTAAAAAGGTATATTTAAGTAAAGTGTGACACTTGCCTATTACTAGTATACTATTAACTACCTAATGTCACAAAAAAATATTATATATTTTGGGGGACTGTGTTGCCCCCTACTATTTTGCACTATACGTAAATACGAAAATGAAATCGTTTTGGCCGGCCCCGCCTTGTGTTTTTCCGTTTTCGCCCATTGTTCTGTGTTTTTCATATTTTTCCACATATTAAAATGTTTTAGACTTTTCACTAATTTTATTTAACTAACTATTTTTTATACAAACTAAATACGACTCACATTGGATAATATATATGACTAACAAATAAAATAATATACAATGTTAAAAATTAAATTAAATAAACAACTACAAACTATTAAATTAAATAATAATTTATACCTACCTTTTTTAATACATAACTTACCGAACAATTATAATAAGTTCGATGTTAGTAATATAATTAAAATTGGTACAACAATATATATTAATAGTATCGAGTTTACTAAACAACAAACTAAAAATTATATTGATACTTTAAATTATAGTAATATAAATACTAATAATATTAAATAAATTTAATTGTACAGTGAGAAACAGTGAACAATACTACTAATATAAAAATATCAACTAAACAAAATATATACTTTTATACAATGTAAATACGATACTAACTGGATAATATATATACAAACAAACTAATAAAAATAAATAAAATAAATATTAACTTAAAAAAATTAAATTATGTCAAACTTAACAACTAAAAGATTTGTAATTAGAAAGTCATTAATCGGTAAAAATACTGTAATAACTTTTATTAACAAAAAACAAGAAACTGTGTCTTATAATCATGATGAAGTATATAATACTCACAAAGATAGGTTCGAGTCAATGAACTGTTTCCAGAAATATAAGTCATACACTAATTCAAATTGTGTACCAAGTTTCTGTCGTGATTTACAAACAATTACTGAGTAATTAGTAAGTCATTTTCTTGAAAAGTCGAGTTAGTTCCACTTGTTTCCTCGTATATCAAAAATGAATGAGTACAGTGTAGTAATGGTTTTTGTGAGTTCGATTCTCACACTACAACAAATATGAGTAGTCTCTGGACACTTGATAACCAACTCAAGTTTTAATAAGACAAAGTATCCCAGTAGTAAACGTACTACTCATATAACTTATAAATGTTTAACTAAAAAATATAAAATTATGATAAGATATAATGGTAAATATTACAAACTAATAATGTACGGAAAACTAATAATGGTGAGTAGAAGTGAAAGTAAATGTTATGAGAAATTATTCTCTACAATGAGTTATGTATAACAAACTAAATACGAACAGTATTGGATAATATAAATGTAAATAAAATTAATAATTAAAATATAATAAGTATGTTAAAAGAAAAAATAATAGACGAAACAATTGATACTATAATAGATAGTATAGACGAGAAATTAGTAGATTATATGTATGAGTACGGTAAGTATACTGAATCTAACGATGTATTCTTTAATGACAAAGAAGAGATGTTTGTCGAAGTAGTTAAAATATTAAACAAAAGAGTAAATGGTTAATATGAAAAAGTATAATATAACTATCGAAGGTGACTTTTTTAAAGTAGAAGTATCAGATAAGTACGGTTGTGAGACAACTGTATACGAAAAAAATATACTCGACGCGAGTAAGTTTGTATATGATTGGTGGGAAGACACAGAAAATCGTAAGAAATCTAACGATTTAATGAATAAGGCGATACTAAATTGTATAAAACTAGATAAAAAGAGTGGAATATTAACAGAAAATAGAGACGGATTAGATTAAATATGAAGAAAATAATAGAACAAAACTTAGCGGAAATAATAGTAATATCAATATTTATACTCGCATTTTCAAGTTGTACAAATCAATATGAAAACAATGAAGAAATGTATGTAATAGATTGTTATAATTGTGATGAAATAGACTAATGGGAGCGTGGATAGTATTAATATATATATCTTTAATGATATTTAGTAAATTATTAGATGATTATGAAGAATAATTACAAACTAAATACGATTACTATTGGATAATATAATAAACAATATAATATGAAATGTACCAAATGTAAAAATATAATACCTCAAGGCAGAGTTAATCTTGGATTTAAAGTATGTGTCGACTGCTCCACGACCGAGCAATATGGTTGTGCACCAGTTATTAACCATAAAACCGGAAATTCCATACAAATTATGTCAAGTAGTGATGCTGCTCGCATATCTAAGATGACTCAGCGTAGAGGTTATGGCACAATGTTAGGATAATATACGAGAGTATCTAGTACCAAGCCTGGACAAGAAGGGTGCAGCGTTTCCGAGTCGCAATGCTAGATACCTCGTTTTATTACAAACTAAATACGAACACTAACGGATAATATAAACAAATAAAATATAATATATGAACAAAATTAAATTCTTAAGACCAAACATGACCACTGGTAAACAGAAAATTCAACTAAATGGTATAACCTATAAGCCTTATACTATTTGTCAATTAGCAGACACTAAATTCGGTAAAGTAGATAACGATGGTTATTCTTATATTACCAACTGGTTCAATTACAAAGGTTTAACTTATATACAAGATAATTAATATGAAAGAGATGAAAGAAATATTGAAAGAATACAATACAGACGCTGAAAACTATTTATTAGGTTTTATTAGTGATGATGAAGATTTTAACACACTTAAAGAGTATGAAAAATCTGTATCTAGCTTAGACGACCAATATTATAATAGAATATATGACTTAGCAATATACAATTTAACTAATGAATTGCTACAAAAAATAAAATAATATGAATAGAGAAAAATATAATAGCGATCCAAGATATGCTAAAGTCTTGGAAACCATGGACTTACTAGGTATAGTGGATATTACTACAACTAGACAAGATAAAAATGGTACAATAGTTTGGAAATTACCAATCAAAAATGAATGGAATGGAAGTCTTATTGAAGTGGCTAGTTTCAAAACTGGTTATGTAAGAAATCAAAATAGCGCTAGTAGTAATTACCAACTAAATAAAACTAAAAAGAATTATGAAAAAACATTCTCAAATGGTTATGAATGGTGGTCAACTGAAAGAATATTAATACCAATAGAAATAGATAGATTAGAATATTTAATAAGCTATTGTCTTAAAAATTATTATATTGGTAAAGCTAATCAAGTAGCAGATGGTAATTATATACCTAAATGGAAGTATGATAACTTAGCTGATGCTGCTAGAATAGATCATGAAAGAAATGATGGTGCCTTACAAAATTTATCAGTAATAGTTAACAATGAAAGATATAGAATAATATGAGAAGGCGTATGTGGAATTGGATAACAAAAACAAGGTTGAGTAGAAACGAAAGACTATTAAAAAACATAGAAATATATGAGCAAAAAAAGAAAATTGAACAGCAAGAATCCAAAATACTGGGACAAAAGCCAGTTAATAGAAAAACCGATAGCGAAAAAAAAGCTAATGTGTGAAACTAAAGGTGTCAAAGTATACGGAATATGGTATAAATAATGAACGTGGGTTGAAATCACCGTCCAGACATAGATGGAAAAATAGTTGCGTTCATTATAGTGTGCGCGAGATGTGTATGTGTATGAGGTTCTTAGCCCTCCACAATCTTACTCGCATGACACTAGCTCCTTAAGCGATAACCGTAGATATCGGTGCTGTTGGGAGCTGGAAACTAGGTATGGTACGCAGTGCGCTTGAATCAGTAAACGTTTTTACGAGCTGGTTAGCGAGGTCGTTACTACTGACGAGTATGAGGTTCGATTCCTCACTAGTTACGATTACAAACTAAATACGAATAAGTACGGATAATATAATAAATTAAATGATATGAATGAAATGGATTTAAAGACTAAGATTGAAGGTCTAAAAAAAGCAATCAAAGAACATAATGATTTTAGTGCTACTTATCAAAATGATTTAGCAAAAGTAGAACAACAATTAAAAGATTACAATAAACCAGAAATAACACCGGCACAAGCAGATGATATTTGGACGGCAGTTAATGATGCTATAGGTAGTTTTGACTTTGATGATAATGATAACTATGAGTTTGAATACCAGTTAGATTATGACGGTAGAGTAAGTTGTAGTAATGTTGATTTTCAATCAACTGATGAATTAATAGATAAAATAGTTGCTAAAGTTTGTGATTTGTTTAAAGAAGTTGATTGTCCTGAAGATGACGATAGCCAATTAAATACACAAACTGTAGCGGAAAAAATTATATAATGGATAAAGTTAGAGCACATAGAGAAATATTAAAGCATAATTTATTTAATTATGATTACTCTAATATTCCAGTTGATAAACTAATTTTAGTAGAATTAGACTACAATCACATAACTATACAAGAAGAAGGACCTAATGGTTTTACTCATTGTAAAAGTAGTTTTTGTAATACTGAAAGATTAATTAACTACATGAACAAACAAGTTGTTCGTCAACCTGAATATGACTTAGTAATAATGGATAAAGCAGAATTAATATGAAATTAACAAGTAAAAAAGTAAGTGACTATATGTCATATAGAACACCCGATCCGCTAATACATTGTCCAGATTGTATAGCTGCAGCATGTAATGATATGGCAGCAGAGCATTCTCACAATGAGTTTATAAATGTAAAACCCCTTGATTTTATGAGATTATTATTCTTTAATGATCCAATACCTCAACTACATACACACAGTTATGGTTTTCACACGGGTAGCGGAAGATATATAATAGAACAAATACAACAAAAATATTATGAATATAAAGAGCAAAAATAAATTACCTAAATGGTTCAATGGAGAAATATACGAAGAAGGAGGAACTGTACAAAACAGATTCTCAGGAGAAAAGTATGAGTTAAACAATGTAGAATTATCCATGTATGACTTTATAATTGGAGCTAGTATGGCATCAGAATTAGGCATGTACAGTTATAACATGACTAATGATCTTAGAAAGGGATTAGATTGGTTTAGACAGCACAACGCAGAAGCATATATGGTATTATTAGATTAAAAAAAACAAAATGGAAAAATTAATTATTTACACAAGCACAACATGTCCTTATTGTAAAAACTTTAAAAAAGAATTAGATAAGGAAAATATAAAATATGAAGAAAAAATAACTAAAGATCATCAGGAAGAATGGGATAAAGTTACTAGTTTTACTGGTATGGCTATGTTTCCTACTGTATTATATAAAAATAACTATTATATAGCTGGTAGAGACTTTGGCACACCTCATAATTTTATACAACAAATGAAAAGTTATAAAGATTATAAATTTAATACTAATGAAGTTACACTTCAAAAAGTTAAAACATTAACTTATAATATTAATATGGCTTTTAGTAGATTAGATCAGTTAATAAGACGAATGGAAAATAAATTAAATATAAAAGAAGATGAGCACAAGAGCACAGATTAGATTTGCTACGCGAGAAGCCGGTGTGACGTTCAACGAACATCCAAATGCTATACACGCACAGTTTTACAACCACAGCGATGGTTACCCAGAAGGATTAGGTGTAGAAATAGCTGAATCATTATTAGATTCAACAAAAGTACAAGGTTGGGAAGTAGAATATTTAGATACAAAACACGGTGATCTCGAATAT